CAAAGCATTTTGGAATGCAAAACCATACACACCAGACGGTATTGTATCGGGTGCAGATATCTATGACATCGTTCACAAGATTGATGACACCAAGTCAGTGCCTTATCCTTTTGAAAATCTTAACGGGCGTACCCGTGGAATGAGAAAGTCAGAACTTGTAACTGTGACCGCAGGTAGTGGTATCGGTAAGAGTTTGTTTGCTAGACAGATAGCACATCACTTACTTAAACAAGGTGAGACAGTTGGCTATGTAGCATTGGAAGAGTCAATGCAAAGAACTGCCCTTGGTATTATGGGTATCGAAATGCAAAAGCCATTGCACCTATCAAGAGAAGGTGTGACTGATGAAGACTTTAGAAATACTTTCGATGCGACTGTCGGTAACGGCAGGTTCTTTTTATACAATCACTTTGGTTCATCGATGGCTGACAATTTGTTATCGAAGATTAGATACCTTGCCAAAGGATGTGAATGTGGTTGGATATTCTTAGACCACTTATCAATCATTGTAAGTTCTATTGCCGATGGTGATGAGCGTAGGTTGATTGACAATACAATGACTGCCTTACGTTGTCTTACTGAAGAGACAGGTGTAGGCATGATGCTTGTGTCTCACTTGCGTAGGCCAAGCGGTGATGAAGGATTTGAAGCAGGTAAGATGACAAGCTTAAATTCTTTGAGAGGTTCACACGCCATTGCTCAACTGTCCGATATGGTTTTAGGACTAGAACGAAATCAGCAAGACAGTGAGAACCAACATGAGACTACTGTTAGAGTTTTGAAGAATAGACATAGTGGTGATTGTGGTGAGGCAGGTACATTAACTTACGACACAACCAAAGGTATTCTGATGGAGTCTACATATGTCCAAGAGTTTTGATGAGAAGGGTCTTGAGTGGACGAAGGTCATCATGGATGCATTGGCAGAAGTAATGCAGAATCCAGGATTGCACGTTGAGATAGAGGTAGCATCGTTGCCCTCTTACTTAATGATTGATTCAGCCCTTGGAGTTTTAGAAGAGGAGAACGAAGCAGCGGAGCGGATATCAGTAAGACTCTGCACTTTACATTAACAACATAGGAGAAACAAATGAGCGAATTAGTTTTTGATATAGAAACTGATGGTCTAGATGCAACCAAGGTACACTGCATAGTTATTAAAGATATACATTCTAATGTAGTCTCAACTTACAGTGACACCAAACAATGCACTGGTAGTCTAAGAGAAGGTGTTGATGCTTTAAACAAAGCAGTATGCATCATTGGTCATAACATAATAAAGTATGACATACCTCAGTTACTAAAGTTCTATCCAGACCTTAAACCTAACAGGGTGTTTGATACTTTAGTTGGGTCAAGGTTAATCTACCCAGATGTTTTTGATATCGACACAAAGTCAAAAGCAATCCCTACAAAACTATGGGGTAGCCATTCACTGAAAGCATGGGGGTTACGTCTTGGTAATCCAAAGCAGGAGATAGAAACAGATTGGTCAGAGTTTACACAAGAGATGTTGGACTACTGCATACAAGATTGCCATACCACTCATACTTTATTTCAACGTATGCTTGCTAAGAGATACTCAGAACAAGCAATTAAATTGGAGCATGAAGTTTGTGAAATCATATCAAGGCAAGAACAATACGGTATCATGTTTGATACAGAAAAAGCGACAACACTATATGCGAAGCTATCATCCAAGAGAGAAGCGATTGCCCAAGAACTGCAAGAAGTGTTCCCACCCATCGAAGTTCGTACAGAATTTATTCCAAAGGTTAACAACAAAGCCAGAGGATATGTAAAGGGTGAACCTTTTATAAAGGTATCACATACACAGTTTAATCCGTCATCAAGACAACACATTGCTGACAGGTTAAAAACTTTACACGATTGGAAGCCCAAAGAATTTACACCCGATGGTTCACCCAAGGTGGATGACCGTGTGTTAAACCAGTTACCATTCCCCGAAGCCAAGCTACTCGCTGAATACTTCCTCCTAGAAAAGCGACTTGGTATGTTGGGGGATGGTAAACAAGCTTATCTAAAACTTATGAAGAATGACAGGTTGCATGGTTCTGTTAATACTAATGGGGCTGTCACGGGGCGTTCAACGGCAAGCAACCCAAATTTACAACAAGTTCCTGCGGTCTATGCACCGTATGGAAAAGAGTTTAGAGAATTGTTTACCGTGCCGAAAGGCTACAAGATGGTTGGCGTTGACCAAAGCGGAATCGAAACCAGATTGCTCGCCCACTATTTACATAAGATAGACAACGGTGAGTACGCCAAGATAGTTTTGGATGGTGATATACACACTGCAAACCAAGAAGCTGCGGGATTAGAAAGTCGTGACTTGGCGAAACGCTTTTTCTATTGTTGGCTTTACGGTGGTGGTGTCGGAAAGATTGCTGAAGTGACAGGCAAGACAAACAAAGAAGCCAAGCTTGTCAAAGAAAGATTCCTAAATCGTATGCCCGCATTAGCCAAGTTAATTGAGCAAGTGCATTCGGCTGCGGATAGGGGATACCTTGTCGGCCTTGATGGTAGACTTATAAAAGTAAGAAATAAATTCTCGTCACTCAATACCTTGCTTCAAGGAGCAGGGGCTTGTTGTGCCAAACAATGGTTAGTCGAGTTTAACAGAGCCATAAAAAAATATGACGATGTTACTCAATTGCTTTGGATACATGATGAGATTCAAATTCAAGTGCCTACACATTTGGCTGAAGAAGTCGGTCAGTTGGCGGTTGATTGTATTGACCGTGCAGGGAAAGACCTTGGGATAAGGTTGCCTCTGGATGGTGAATATAAAATCGGGAACAACTGGAGCGAAACACATTGACAAAAACATATACTAATAAGTTCGACATCGATTTAAAGTTTGGTGAAGAACGTGAAGCAATGGTGGCATCTATCTTAGGTGAATCAAAAGATAAGATAGAAGTTAAAACAGAACGTGATTGGTGGCACAAGACAGGTAACATAGCTATTGAAATAGAATGCCGTGGTAAACCATCTGGCCTATCAGTTACAGAAGCCGACTACTGGTTTCACATACTAGCAAGAGGTAAATCAAACTACGCCATTATTATGTTTGAAGTACCCGTTCTCAAAAAGATTGTTGAGAAATTTAAAGACAACACAAAGATGATTGGTGATGGATGGCAATCCAAATGCGTACTCATTCCATTATCCGAAGTGTTTAAATCCGCAAACCTCGTAGACTAAAAGGAAACTAAAATGAAAAGAACATTGTTAATCGATGGTGACATCATTGCATATCAATCGGCAGTTAAATCTGAACAGCCTATTAAGTGGGATGATAACCTATGGACATTGCATTCATACACACCCGAAGCCATGAAGATGGTTGATGATGGTATTGATGCACTGAAAAGAAAACTAAAAGCTGATTCTATTGTAGTGGCTATTACGGACACAAAGAATTTTCGTAAAGATGTATTGCCAACATACAAAGACAATCGCAAACAAAAGCGTAAGCCGTTAGTGCTTGGTGATATGCGTAGTCATCTAATTAAAAAATACAAAGCTGTATTCTATACTAGCTTAGAAGCTGATGACGTACTTGGTATCTTAGCTACAAAGCCATCTAAAGATGAAACTATTATCTGTTCTATAGATAAAGACTTTATGGGTGTGCCTTGTAACTATTGTCGTGATGGTGAAACAGTACAAAAGATTTCACTAAACGAAGCTAACCACTTTCACATGATACAAACTTTGATGGGTGACCCTGTTGACGGGTATTCTGGCGTACCAAAAGTTGGGGCAGTCACTGCTAATAAAATGTTAGCTGACAAAGATATGCCAGTAAAAGATATGTGGGAGATTGTTGTTAAAGCCTATGAGAAGGCGGGCATGAATGAACAAGATGCATTGCAACAAGCAAGGGTGGCCAGGATTTTACGCCACGGTGAATACGACAAGAAGACAGGTGAGGTGAAGCTATGGCAGATATAGACCAACCTACATTTGATTTTATAAAACCATTGCCAGACGATGCAGCCGAAAGAAAAGCCATCCCTGTTTACACTGGTGTTATAAAATATTTTCCTAATGCACTAGCTTGTGTTGCCAAGGTATCACTGAAAGGTGGATTGCAACATGGTCAAACACCAGAGACATTGCATTGGGATAGAAGTAAATCTGGTGATGAACTTGATGCTATGATGAGACACATCCTTGATGAAGATTGGGGGCAAGTTGCATGGAGAGCATTAGCTAATTTAGAAAAACAAATAGAGAAGGGATATAAAGGATGAGTCACGACAAACTAGAATACTTCATTGAGATTGACTACAGTCGTGATGAACTAATTACAGAACAAGGCATGAAAGTTTTGACAGATAGGTATCTGTTGCCAGACGAAGGGTCACCGCAAGATGCGTTTGCCCGTGTAGCCCGTACCTTTTCAGACACACCAGAGATGGCACAACGTATCTATGATTATGCCTCACAACTTTGGTTTATGTTTGCAACACCTGTACTAACAAACGGTGGTACAAAAAAAGGTATGCCTATTAGTTGCTTTTTAAATTATGTTCCCGATAGTCGTGAAGGATTAACAAGTCACTTCACAGAGAATGCTTGGCTTGCTTCAGTAGGCGGTGGCATTGGTGGCTATTGGGGTCACATACGTTCAGACGGTGAGGCCACATCTGGTGGTTCACAATCGTCTGGTTCAATTCCATTTATGCACATCGTTGATTCAGAGATGCTTGCATTTTCACAAGGTAAAACAAGGAGAGGAAGTTATGCAGTATATCAAGACATTAGCCATCCAGAGATTGAAGAGTTTCTGGAAATTCGTAAACCCAGTGGTGGTGATATTCACAGAAAGTGTCTCAATCTTCATCACGGGATTAATATTACTGATGAGTTTATGCACATCATTGATAAGTGTTCTAATGATAGGAACGCAGATGATAGTTGGAAACTTGTTGACCCTCATAGTGGGTCTGTTGTTTCTACTGTCTCCGCACGAAAGCTATGGCAAAAGATTTTGGAAACACGGGTGGCAACAGGCGAACCGTATATCTTCTTTTCAGACACGGTTAACGAAGGCTTACCACAGAGTCAAAGAACTCTGGGTCTAAAGATACACCAATCAAATCTATGCACAGAAATAACACTACCAACTAGCGAAGACAGAACCGCTGTATGTTGTCTATCTTCTGTTAACATTGAAAAGTTTGATGAGTGGGAAAAAGACCCAATGTTCATTCCCGATGTTATCAGATTTTTAGATAACGTCTTACAGTTCTTTATCGACAACGCACCAGAGTCTTTATCTAAAGCAAAGTATTCTGCAATGCGTGAGCGTAGTATTGGTTTAGGTGCAATGGGTTATCATTCGTATCTACAATCTAAGAACATTCCTTTTGCTAGTGCATTGGGTGCGTCTAGAAATAATGTAATCTTTAGGCACATTCATACACAAGCAATGGCAACTAATGTTGCTCTTGGTAAAGAACGAGGTGAAGCACCAGACATGGTTGGCACTGGTTTACGATTTGCTAACGTGATTGCTGTTGCACCTAATGCCACCAGTTCAATTATATGTGGTGGTACTAGCCCATCGATTGAGCCGTATCGTGCAAATGCCTATGTTCATAAAACTATGAGCGGTTCATTTTTAATGAAAAATAAATTTCTCCAAAAGCGTTTAGCGGAATTAGGTATGGACACAGATAAGGTTTGGACAAGTATCATTGCCAAGCGTGGTTCTGTTCTACACTTAGAAGAACTAGATGATTGGGATAAAGAAGTATTCTCTACAGCAATTGAGATAGACCAGAACTGGTTAGTAGAGAAGGCAGCTCAACGACAAGCTTACATTTGTCAGAGTCAAAGTTTAAATATCTTTGTACCTGCGGATGTGGACATTCGTGAACTACATGATTTGCATATGAAAGCGTGGAGAAAGAAAGTTAAGACGCTTTACTATTGTAGGTCAGAGGCCATACGAAGAGCCGAAATAATATCAAATAAAATAGAACGTAAAAAGCGGGATGACTACGTTGGAGAGTCAGACTGTATAATGTGTGAAGGATAAAAAAATGCCACTACAAAAAGAACGAACCCACTATAAACCTTTTGAATTTCCGTGGGCTTTTGAAGCTTACGATACTCAACAGAAAATGCATTGGCTACCTAGTGAAGTGCCGATGATGGAAGATGTTAAAGATTGGAACTCACGCCTAACTAATGAAGAAAAGAATTTGGTAACACAGATTCTAAAATTCTTTACGCAAGGTGATGTGGATATTGCTCAAGCATATCTAGATAAATACATTCCAATGTTTAAGCCACCCGAAGTAAGGATGATGTTGTCTGCGTTTGCAGCTAGTGAAGCTAACCATGCACATTCTTATTCATTGCTTAACGATACAATTGGTTTGCCCGATTCAGAATACCAAGCATTCCAGGATTACCAAGCAATGGCTGACAAACATAATTATTTGTTTGAAGAACGTGGTGATAGTATTGAGTCTAAAGCCAGAGACTTGGCAGTGTTCTCAGCATTTGGTGAGGGGCTACAATTGTTTGCCTCTTTCATTATGTTGTTGAACTTCCAAAGGTTTGGTAAAATGAAAGGTATGTGCCAGATTGTTACTTGGTCAATACGAGATGAAAGCCACCATGTAGAAAACATGATTAAGCTTTTCCATACTCTTGTTGATGAAAACAAGCACATATGGACAGATGATTTTAAAGCTACCCTTTATCAAATCTGTAGAGACATGGTTGACTTGGAAGATAAATTTATTGACCTCGCTTTTGAGCAAGGCGGTATACAAGGTTTGTCTGCCGATGAAGTTAAGATGTACATTCGTCACATTGCTGACAGGAGATTGTTACAGCTTGGCCTCAAGCCTAACTATGAAATTAAAGATAACCCATTGCCGTGGTTGGATTGGGTCTTGAATGGAGTTGAACATACAAACTTCTTTGAGAACCGTGCTACTGAATACAGCAAGGGTTCAACAACTGGCTCTCTCTGGTAGAGAGCCTTATTACTTCCCTTATTAGAAAGAATTAAAATGGATGAATTACCAATAACTGTAGAAGAGTTACTAGAAAAACTAAACGAAGTGTATCCAAGTGAACCTGCGAGTCTAAAAGATTCTGATAGAGAAGTATGGTTCAAAGCAGGACAACGAAGTGTTGTTGATTTTCTATTACTTTTGAAAGCTAGAGGTGACGAAAACATACTAAACAAAAGGAGTTGATTATGTGCATGGGCGGAGGCAGTTCACCAACACCAACTCATCGTCAGTATGATTCCTCAAAATATTATAACGGCAATATCTATGACCCTAAACCCGAACCCAAACCAGTGGTATCTAATCAGAACAATAATGATTCTGGTAATGATAGCGGTGGCGGGGGCGGAACTATCGTCCAATCTAGCGGGTTAGAAGTTATTGATAACAAGTTCAACATGGATAACGGCTTGAACATTGTCTAACGTAAATAGAATATTAACAATTACAAATAGAAGGAGAAGCAATATGTGTCTAGGCGGAAGCAGAAGTCCTGCACCACAACCTGTAGCACCACCACCAGTATCTAGTGTTCAGTCACCAGA